GGCGGAAATAGTTAAAATATACATTATGTATGACTATTTCGGGTTGATCCCTAGAAAACTGAAGACATAATGTAGAATTTTGAAGTTCTGATAAATTAATAGCGCCTGCAAATGTATTTACACCTCTATCTTGGAAATCAATACAGTCGTTAAAAGGCAAATACAGTAATTTTTCAGATAGTTTGACACATGTAATCGAAATTAAAAAATGATTTAAATCAAATCGTAATAAATTATTTATATAAAACTTGATAGATTGTAGATCTAAAATATTACATTGAATTAATAATCCTTTGGTAGAACCATTTAAATTGTTTGTTTTGATTTGATAATTTCTTCCATTATTAGTATTATTTGTCACGTGTAATGTTCCAATTTGTTGAATAAAAGTGCGACTATTTACATTAGCCATATTGTTACGTTCTTCAATATTATGCATATATACTGTAGTTACCAAACTACAATAACTAGCATAGTTAACAATTTCATTAAAATCTTTAATAACAAATGTAACATTAGAATGGTATAATCCGATAACATTAATTTTATCAAAAAGGGATGAAAAGGGAATTTTAATATATAAATTATCATAATGTAACTCTGCAGGTGAAATTGCATGTAGTAAAGAAAGAGGAAATTGAAGAATGGTTTGGTCTGAAATTTGCATGATAAGTCGTATTTTAGAAAAACGACGACATATGCTATGAATGTATACAGATGCGGTTAAATCTGGATCGTCGTTTGCATGTAAACGAATAACAATATATTGAGGAACAACAGTATCATAATCCCGAGATAAAGTTAATTGGTGATTTATGTCAAAATCGACCATTTGAGTGCCTACAGAAAAATTGTGTGTATTTTGAAAATCATTTGATTGTGAATTAGTAATTAATTGTGAGATCATGCCGCTATTTATACTGTTAGAAGACATTGTATAATGGTATAATGTAAAAATGTTTAAATTGATTTTATATATTATTAAAAACAATTTAAATGCAATTATATAATAATATATAACCAGTAAGCTAAAATGTCACAAACTGATAGTTATTTAACCTTATGCGTAGAGGAGAGAGATGATGATAATTATGAAAAAATTACGAATAGATTATTTGTGTCATACGATGTAGAGCAAGAGTCGTATGTAGTGTATGGACGAAGACAAAGTCAAGAACAAGAATTTGAACCATATTTTTTTAGATCTGATAAATCGAAGGACATGTATAAATTTTTTAAATTTGTGATTGGAGTAAAATCAAATATTAGTTTGACATTATTTAATTATAATAACATGCCATTTGATTTAGAAGGTGTGGACTATTATTTCATGGAGACAAATATGGCAATATCACATGAGTTAGTTGCATATGATCGAATTACGCTGAATAAGAAGAAATTTCAAGAAACGATGCATATTTTAAAGAAGATATATAATTACTGTTAATAAAAAGTTGTTAATAAAAAGTTGTTAAGTAAATATAGTATATGATATCATAGTTAGATTTATCATATTTAATTTGAGATGTATATGTGATTTTGTTAAAATTACATATTTGTCGTAAAATAGTAATGAAAGCATTATAATTTAGTTTGCGTTCTAAGTATTTGCGTTTTGAAACATGATAATATGGCTTACATTCTTCTAAAAAATGAGGAATAGTTTCGTTAAATATGCCTTTTTTATAGGAATTATTATTAATAATGTAACATTTATCAGTTTTAACTGATATATTTGTAAGTAAAGTAATAAGTTTTTCTGTAGGGATTTTAGTTTTAAATATTTGAGATGTCATTTTAATAACGACATAAAATAATAAAAAACTTATATAGTATTCTCTTTATATTTACAATTATTATTTTGTTAGTTTAAGTATAAATGGTCTAAAGTTTAGCGTTATTATTTTGTTAAGTTTGATTAATACTGGCGAAAACATTGTTAGAAAATAACGCCAGTTCAATTTCATCCTCATGTATGTTATGAAATATGGTGATGTATTTACAAATAATAGGAATAACATTGTATTTTTGTTGTTCTGTTAAAAGATCTGTTATTTTGACAAAAAGAAAGTAATTATCTAAAATGTCCATAACAGAGTAGCCTTTGTCATGAAGATTATATAAAACTAGAATAGCCATAGTTAATTGTTTATTTGTAATAAACTTTGTATATTCATTAAAAATATGAAAACTAATATTAGTGCAAATATTGTTAGCTAATTCAAGTGTTATTGGCTGATTTAATAGTTTAAATTTTTCCATATAATTGATTAATATTTTAGCAGTATTGTTACAGACATTAAGCGTAAATTGTTCAGCATCATCATCGATAATGATATTTTCCTTAGCTTTTATTTTAGACATGATAATGCATAAATTTTCTCGTTGTAATGGTTTAATTTTAATGATTATAAGTCTAGATTGAAGCGTTTCGATGACTTTTTGAGAGTTGCTGCAAGAAGATATAAAATGAACATTATGACTGTATTTGTCGATACAATTTCGGAAGACTTGTTGGCTTTGTTCATTGATGAGATCTATATCATCTAAAACAATTATTTTTTTCTTCCCTTTGACAGATGAGCATGTCTGACAGAATGTTTTGACATCATTTCGATAGTAATTGATGCCTTGTTCTTTCAGACTATTAATGTGTAAAATGTTATCTTCATATAGAGACGGATCTAGTATAGATGTAGTTTTATAGTATTCGCGAATAACCGCATTAAGGAATGCAGTTTTGCCACAACCTATATCGCCAATAAATAATATATTAAGATTATTGATGTTGATAAGGGTATTGAGGATATCGATCATTTCGATATCAGTTTCAAAATCATTAAAAAACATGGGTTGATATTTGTTTAAAAAAAGTGGATTATTCATTAAATATAAATATATACGTAGATAAGTATTTAAGTTTATCTTGAATAATATTAATATATATGCAAAATTCGCCAAATACTTCGTTTTACAATATATTGGATGTTCCAGAAACAGCAACAGCAGATGAGATCAAAAAAGCGTATAGAAAGTTATCAATGTTGTATCATCCAGACAAAAATGGGAATAGTTCGGAGTCAACTGAGAAATTTCAAAAGATAAGTGAAGCTTATGAAGTTTTAGGCGATGCTGAAAAGAAGAAGGAGTATGATATGACGCAAAATAATCCATTTTTTAAGATGATGGGTCAAAGTCATGGTATGGGTCACATGCATCCAGTAGATGAGTTATTTTCAAGTTTATTCGGAATGCCGTTTATGGGAGGTTTAAGTCAAGGTCCAGATATTCAATTTATGGGAGGAGGTCCAAATATAAGAGTATTTCAAAATGGGAGACCTGTGCAGATGCAACAAGGGCAAAGCCAGCATATGTTTGGTCAAGGTCCACCAAGTTTTTTTCAGCAAGCTCCGCAAAAACCGCCTCCGATAATAAAACAAATAAATGTGCCAATAGATAAGATCCTAACAGGCACAACTATTCCGGTAGATATTGAACGATGGTTGATTGAAAATGGTTTAAAGATCTTTGAAAAAGAAACCGTTTACGTAACCGTTCCAAAAGGTATAGATGATGGGGAGATTATTTTACTAAAAGATAAAGGAAATATTCTTGGCGAAACTAACAAAGGGGACATCAAGGTTTTTATAAAGATTGAAAATACTACAGAATTTAAACGCTCAGGGCTTGATTTAATTTTAGACAAGACGATAACAGTGAAAGAAGCGTTATGTGGATTTTCATTCGAACTCAAATATATAACAGGAAAGGTGTATACAATAACAAATAATTCTGGTAATATAATAAGTCATGGATATCAAAAAATTATTCCAAATATGGGTTTAACAAGAGATGGTCATACAGGGAGCCTATTAATCGTATTTGATGTAAAATTTCCGGAAAAGTTGTCTGAAGAAGTATTGTCAGCTTTAAAGGCAATTGACTTCTAACAAATGATAATGACTTTAAACAAATGATTAAAAAAACAATATAAACAATATTTATGATATTTTAATATGACCTTTATTCGTTTTTTTAATCAGCTGAAAACAACTTCTATTAAAAGATGCACGGATTGTAAGCACTATTTACAAACAAACCCGACATCATATGCGAATAATCGATGCACAAGAGTGATATATAAGTGTTCAAATACATGTGTAAATAAGTATAAATATGCGTATATTGCTAGATCAAATGGACAAATATGTGGACCTAAAGGATCCGAATTTTTACAAAAATAATATAATATGAATTTTTATATTTAAATTATATATTTAAATTATATTAATATATTGTTGAAAAAGGATTTAAAGAGAATATATAGTATTAATATGTGGTATAAATATATATCGCCATTTGTATGCTCCTTTAGCTTAGTGGTAGAGCATTCGCTTTGTAAGCGAAAGGTCTTGGGTTCAATCCCCAAAGGGAGCTAATATTTTATTTATTATTTAATAAATAAAATACTTATTTTAATTCAAAATGCTTTAATGCTTATTTTCTGCGGCCAAGAAGCGCGTCCTTGTAACTACGCTTTCTGCGACTGATGCGATTTTTGCGGCAATAAGATTTTCTTATATTTGACCTGGTATACTTTCAAGTCTTTCTCAAATTGTGGCAAGCATCCTTACCTTTTCCACGGCAGTGAGATCCCTTAACTTGACGACGGTAGTGTTTGCGAGCGGATAATGTAGTAGCCATTTATATATTATTTAAATATAATATTAATTTAATAAATATTATATTAATTCGAAGTTTAAAATGCTCATGATTAATAATATTTTCTGCGACTGATATGTTTCTTGCGGCAATAAGGAGCTCTAGCACGAGATCCTTGACCACGCTTTGTGATAGTGCATCCAGCACGTGCGTTGCGGCAGGTGCCGCGGGTCTTTCCTCTGCAACCTGAACTTTTAGTACCTTTACGGTAATGTCTTCGCGCAGATAATGTAGTAGCCATTTATATATTATAAATATATAATAATTTAAATAATGTGTTTAAATAATGTTTAAATTTGCTAAAGAATGACCAAAATAAATATTTTTGCTAAATATAAAAAATAATAATAGTATATAATGCCAAGAACTGCTGGAACCGGAGGACGCACCTCAGGAGTAAATTATGCTACTGCATCTATGTTTGACCGCATGTATTGGTCTCTACAAAACGCACCTAATAAGCTGAGAGGCGCACAGGTATTTGCCGCAGTATATCAAGCAAACACGCAGGGGTCTGCAGGATCCTTATCTAGATTGGTGCGAGGAACAAATAATAGATACTAATATTAAATAATTAATTATAAAAATAAATTAATTATAAAAATAAATTAATTATAAGATAAAATCGCGTAAATTTTATATAATAGTAGTTCATTATGAGTAAAAGTGTAGGACGTTTAAAAAATGCAAAAAAGACTAGGAAAAATAATCAAGATTTAGGATCGTCTAATTTATTTGAAGATGATTTGACTGAATTAGAAGAAATAGATGATTTAGATGACTTAGATGACTCGGATTTAGAAGAAATAGATGAAGATTTGGATGAAATCAAAAGAAGAAAAAAGGAACCATCCATGTCAAAAGAAATCAATAAAATGATAAATGACATAAAAGCTGGTGACCTGGCTGTTCCAGCAATAGCATTAGGATTTGTAGCGATAATAGGGTTTGCAATGTATAAGGGTGTAAAATTATAATATTTTAATATATTATAATGGGAACAGGAGGAAGAATAAATTCACGAATTTATACCAATTCATTTGCAGGAAAAAATAATGAAGCATATTTACCATTTCATTTTTTAGCAGCAGGCAATTCATTTTTTGGATTAAGTAAGCCACAATATTCTAGACAAACATATTACCAATTAGCAGACAATGGTGCGGGAGCAGGTGCGCGAGGAGATCGTTGGTTAAGAGCGAACGGACATCAGCCAATTAGTTTTATACCGCCAACCAGTAATTAAGTTTCAAATCAGAAACATTTTTTCTCGTAATTGTTCTAGACCTAATCGATCATGGTGTTTCATGTAGTAAGCTATTTGCTGATTGATTGTGATCAAATTTTGCTGCCTAATTTGTTCAAAAATTGGTTCATTACCTTTGATAAGTTCATCCATTTCAAATATGTAACTGATTAAAACAGACGTTAACGCATCTTCTAAGCCAAATAAAATCTCGTTTTTATGAATATTGATGAGATTTTGTAAAAGTAAAATCAGTTGATTAGCGTATACTTGTTTTATAGGATCTTTTAGAAAAGGGAATAAATTTATTATGTATTTTAAATACGTTTGTTTCAAATAGGTCATTTCTTTTATTTTTCTCGCAATGTCGGGAATAATCGGTTCTAAAATTGGGTTCATTGTCTTTGTTTATAATAATACTTATCAAATATTTGATAATTATTATTTCAATTTTATATGTTAAACTTGGCAATTATTTTTACAACAGATCCGTCAGGCTGTGTTCCGGCAGGAACATTCTGAGGACCTGGTTCGACTAAAACTGTTATAGTTTGAACTTCTATTCCATTTAAAAATACTACTGATGTTACCAATAATGGTGAATAATTTATAGTAATCGATGACGGTCCAGTAAATTCAATTACTGTGTTAAATCCAGGTTCTGCTGGCAAATATGTATATTCCCCAGTAACTTCATAACGAGGTTCTTAAACAGAAGGTGTTTGTAAGCAAGAATAATACCCATTCGGATTATGGGTATAGTTGCTGTATTGTCCTAAAGTTGATTGACATGGGAAACAGTTTTTAGTATTTGATCCATCGCCACTTCTGCAAACAGTGGCCATACGATTTTTAGCGCGACGATTGGATGTGCTAGATGCACCGACGCCGTTAGCACCAGGAGTATATTTATTATATAAATAGACAGGACCATTACATGTAATATTACCACCGGGGTTCATTTTAGTGCTGCGTCTGCCACCAACTCCAGTATTTTTCTTAAACATAAACCCGGGAAAAGTTGATCCCCCGAACCAAAATTGACCATTTGAAGAACCAGTTCCGAAAGCTAATGACATTGTTGTTACTAATAGATAATATAATATTTCCAACCTTTTTTTCCACCTTTTAAAAGGTTTTGCGAAGCTTCCGTGAAACTTAAAGCCAAAATACATTTTCAGAATCAGAATTTAAATTTGACATTTACAATTATATTTATTAGTATTATCTAATAAATATAAATAAATTTTTTATATTATAACCCTTTTCAGCTTTTAAAATTTCTAATTTTTCTTTTAGATTTTCCTTTAGATTTTCTTTTAGATTTTCCTTTAGATTTTCTTTTAGATTTTCCTTTAGATTTTCCTTTAGATTTTCCTTTAGATTTTCTTTTAGATTTTCTTTTAGATTTCTTGTTTCCGCCATTAAGATAATCCATAATTAATGGGTCTGGAATATCTGTAACTTTATTATGACCTAGTGTTAAGCTTTTAACTAAATATTTTTCTTGACATTGAGTTACTTTAAAACGAATATTTATATCTAAATTACCAATACTTATCAGTTTACCATTATTATTAAATGTATAAGTAGGCTCCCAATCGCCCGATGTTTCCACAAACTTGCCTATATATTCTTCAGAATTTGGAACAATAGTTGCAACATCATCATTATTAATAATATTACCAGCA